ACCAAGTATCTACTAGTCTAAGAAATAATATAGGCTTTCCAGATCATATAAAGAGGATCTTGGATTTTTATAAGTTGTATAAGTAATGGCTATTGAAAATCTTAAAAGCGATTTACGAACTTTATTAAGTGCTACTAGTAATAGTGAATTATATAATACAATAGCAAATATATTAGGTAGTAGTTGGATTCATGTTGTTCAAGTTAATGTACAAGAATCAGCGGATTTGATGAAAACTACATGTGAAGGTGCTATTTTACAGCATTATCAAAAACATCCTAAGGCTAAAAAGTATGCAAACAATATAACAGAAATGCATTTACGACATTTTTCTGCTCAATTTGATAAAACTATATTTGGTGCAGCCATTTTAAAAGTAATAAAGAGTTATAATCAAACTTTTTCAAAATGGGGTAATACTTCAAGATATAAAAGATCAGCACTTGTAAAACCTCAGTTTAATGCATATAAAGATACAAATCAGATTAAACCAACTTTTATAGTAGATAGTCCAGGGTGGGGAGGTAATTACCCAGAATTTTTACAAGGATTTAGATCAGCATGTTTTAATGAATGGTCTAAGCTTACTGAGGGTGGTGGTTTAGGAACAATGCAAGAGCCAAGTTGGGCACCTGCAGATGCACCAGCACAGCCTGGGTGGCAAAAAGAAGATCCTCATGGAGCTAAAGAAAAAGCTTGGGAAGGAATACATGATCCAGTAACAATATATCCAGGTTGGGTAATATTAAGAGCTGAAGAATTACAGATGGCATTTAGTTTTTCAAAAGCTACTTATGATTTACCGAAAATGATAATTAGAGAATTAGGCATTGATATGGACGAAACGCCTGAAAATAATAAAGGTGCTTTTGAACAATTAAGAAAATTAAAGCTTAAACTAGGACCCACTAATTTACCAGAGGTGTTTGATGGTAAGGAGGGAATTAGAATGATTCTTATTCATTTAATGGATATTCAAAGTGCTCTTAGAAGAGGAATACCTTATATAAATCCAAAAGAGGCAGCAGAAGTAGATGCAAGTCCTACTTTTAAACAACAAGCAGCAGCTGCGGCACAATATAAGCTTATGCGAGATATTATGCTTAAAAATAAGAAGTATGTTGCGCTAAAGAAAGTAAAAACAAAGAATCCAAGTACAAAACCTAGAAAAGCTACTCTTAAAAAATCACAAAGAAATACAAAAGTAGCATTTACAAAAGTAATTTTACCTTCAAAAATAAATGTAAGTGGCGGTGGTAAAGAGAAAGGACAAGGAAAACAAGCTTCAACAAGTCAAGCAGCAGATTTAGCAAGACTTAAAAAATATATTCAAGGTAGATTACCTGCAGAAGTTAGAAGAAATATGGGGAGACCTGCCCTACAAAATAGAACAGGTAGATTTTCAAACTCAGTACAATTACTTAGTTTGACAGAAGCTCAAAATACTATAATGGCAAAGTATACCTACTTATTAAGTCCATATGAAACTTTTGAGAATAAAGGTAAAAAACGGTGGCCAATGGCTTACAATCCCAAGCCATTGATTGCAAAGAGCATAAGAAACTTAGCTCAAGGGAGAATAGAACAAAAGTTAACTGTTAGGAGAGTATAATGGCATCAACATATCGAACAAAACGATACAAAATTGTTGAATCATACGTCGAACAGTTAAAAGGAATTAATGGACAAAGTCCATATAATTCAAATTTATTTAATGAAGTGCATGGAGTTACTTTATTTATCGATCAAATATCACAATTCCCTTCGGTATGTGTGATAGCTGGAGATGAAACAAGAGAGTATCAACCAGACGGATTTAAGTGGCGATATCTAAATATGGAAATTAGAATATATGTTTCCGATGAAGAAGATCCACAAGAAGAACTAGCTCTTATATTAGAGGATGTAGAAAGAGTTATAGATAACAACGATGTTTTAACTTACGATGATAGTGTAAGTCCAGCATTAAAAACAGTATCCTCAACTGTATTGACCGTCGCCACTGATGAGGGTGTACTAGCACCACTAGGTGTAGGCGAAATATCATTACAGATAAGATATTAAAAAAAACAGAAATTACAAGCAGGTAAAAACCTAGCTTAGTACTTTCAAAGACAAAAATAGGAGAAAAGCAATGGCTTTAAATCTTTCAAGAAATACAAAAGTATTTGTAAGCTCAGTAAATGGAGTCCCTACACAGGGAGGACAGTTTCTAACAGGATATATTGACGAAAATAATGCTGGTTCTGGATTTAGTGACGGCGATAGAATATTATTTGATGATGCTGCCGGTTCAACTACTGCCAATGCATTTTATGGTATAGTCGAATCAACTTCTAATGGTGCTGTAACCGCATTAAATATTAATGGTAACGGAGTAGGACACGAACTTGGTGCTGAAACTTTATCTGTAACTGCAGATAATGATCAAGTTTGGGCATTAGATGGTACTGAAAATACAACAGCAGATGCATTAGAAGTCGAAGTAGTTACAGCTGGAACAACCAGCAGCCCAACAACCTCTCAAGGCTCAAGGGCAGCAACAGGAAAATTTGTAGGCAACGGCACTAATGCTAATACTTTTAGAATTGGTGTATTAGATGGATATAGCTTCTCTCAAGGAAGTGAATCCACTGATGTATCTATTACAGAAGCGGGTGCTACACCAAGTCGTGGGTCAAAACGATTCAATGACGCATTACCACCAGCAGAATGGTCTTTTGCTACTTATGTTAGACCCTTTGTTCATGGTACAGATAGTTGGAGAGCCTCTGGTGTTTATGATATGTGTGAAAACATACTCTGGAGCGCTTTAGCAGGTACTGGACTATCTGATGCTTCTGGAGCTGCAGTAGATACTACATCTACAGCTGCACTAGGCAGTAACGTAGTTTTTACAAATTCTAACAAACATGAACTGTTAAAAATTAACATTTATTTTGTACTAGAAAACACAACTTACAGACTAAATGATGCTCAAATTGGTACTGCAGAAATCGATTTTTCAATCGATGGCATAGCACAAATTACATGGTCTGGTAGTGCAACTACTATTGATCAGGTAACTACTGCTACTGAAGATCCCAGCAAATATATACAACTGGTACGAGCAAGTGATGCTGATGATCAAACTTCTGGTAATACAGATACTTATACAGAAACATATACATATGCAGATTCAACAGGACCAAGTGATGCTAATTATTTAAGAAATAAACTTTCATCACTTTATTTAGATGTTAACTCGCAAGGCGGAGGTTCCGCTTCACAAGGGTTAGATGCTAGAGAATATGATATTAATATAACTGGCGGTTCAATTACGGTTGAAAATAATGTTACTTATGTAACACCAGAAACTATTGGTATCGTTGATAAACCAATTGGTTCCTTTACAGGAGCAAGAACAATTAGTGGTTCATTAACTATGTATCTCGATACAAAAACTAATGGATCAAATCAACTGTTATCAGACTTAGCAGGTGCAACTGATCTTGTTAGTAATTCATTTGATATGAGTTTATTAATGGGACAAAGTTACACCAGTAGTAGCTTCCCAGGAGCAGACAGAGCAGATAATGCTCATATTGCAGGAGATTTTTCTGCACCAGGCGTAGAATTTTTTATGCCTAAATGTCATTTAACTGTACCATCAATAGAAGTTGGCGATCTAATATCAGTATCTTTAGAGTTCTCAGCACAAGGAGATACTCTATTGACAACAGATGAAATGAGTGTCAAATATTTAGGATCAACCTCTCATTCAGACGATAGAGGTTATGATGAAGCAACTGTAGGCACGGGTACTAATAAAAGTGTAGTCGTAGCCGCATAGGCAAAAAACATGTCTTATAGTTTTCTTCGTGAGAGTAAACTATACATAGTGTATGGCGGGAACAAGTATAGAATCTATACTTCTTCCGCCATCACTTTCAACCAAACATTTGCAGAAGAATCGTATTCAGTAAAGACTTTGCACGATCAATCAAAAATGTTTGAAGGCTCAAGCATAACAAAAGCAAACCCTGCTTCGTTTAGTTTTGATGTCCCTTTAACAACAGAGAGAGAAGAGTCTCCTGTACTTACATTAGCAAGTGATTTAAATAGTTCTAATATTTTAACTTCATTTGATATGTATGTACAGACAGGAAGCAGCACCTTTAAATTAGAGGGTGCAGTAATTACTTCGGCTAGTTTTGATTTTGTACCACAAAATCAATTTACTATGCGAGTTGAAGGAGAAGGAAAAAAATTAACGAGAGTGGGTAACGAAAGTTATGATTGGCACTCAGCATACACCGCACCAAGCGGCAGTAACTGGGACACAGA